CGGATAGGGGCGCTTCATTTCCATAGCGCTTCTGTCTTGTAGTTCTTTAATTCTATCGGCCTTGCTATTCGACCAAGTTTGTCCAGCATCACCACCCCAAGCTGCCCATGCCACACGGCCCGGGGAAGGATAACCATCTTCTTCAGGACTGAAGCCTTCGCCCTGTTTGTCCACCTCATGCCGCGCGAACCATGCCGCCATCGTGATCACCGTGTCTGGGCTCAGCTCATCACCAGAAAGAATCTGGCTGGCCCTGTTCGCCGCCACTTCGGTGCCACCCTCTTCACCTTCAGCCTTCCAGTCGCGGTAGCGCTGGGCTTCTGTGCGCATCCCATCGGTCGGCATTAGGTCGATCTCAGTGCCATTGACGTTCGCCATCAATCCTCTGCATCCTCAAGTGGATCCTCAACCACCGACAGCTCTTCGTACTCATCTTCTTCCACTGGTGTCTCGGTGTCACCAAACGGATCGATCGAGCCGGCCGGCCTGACCTGCGTCAACCCAGCACCACTGACTTCGCTCGGGTCAGTATCCAACACAATGTCCAGCTCATCCAGCTTGGCAAGTTCTGCCTGACGCTGGATCAGCACATCGTCTAGGTCGCCGCCCTGTTCGCTGATCACCTGCGCCAAAGTCTTGAAGCCACACCTGACAGCCGACTTGTATGCCTCAACCTCACGCTGGGGGTCCACCCACTCCCAGCTCCGCGGGACCCACTTGCTGGCTCGGTAGCGGTCAGGGTTGGTTTCGTAACCCGGCAAGTTCAGCGCACCGCTCAACACTGCCATCTCAAGCCATGCCTCAAAGACCGGCTGATGGAAGTTCTCGATCATGTACCGCTGCAGCACCCGATACGTGTCGCGTTCCTCAAGCAAGCTCAGCCGGCTGCTGCTGTAATTGCTCTCGCTGAAGTTCTTGCTGATGCTCTCGAAGCTCACACCCACGCCAGCTGCCACAGCCCGCAGCATCGACCGGGTGAACGGCTCAAGCTGACCGTCAGGTGCATTCAAATCAGGGACCGTCACGCTCTCGCCTGGCGCCAGATACTTGAACACGCCCGGCGTGAACTCACTCACGCGCTGACCTTCGTAGATCTCATCACCAACCAGCTCGCCCTCTGGTGATTGGATGAATCCCATCAGCGCGCTGCTGGCTCGTGCCCGCACGACCTCGGCTTCTTCGTAACCCTGCAGCATGTGAAGCCGCATCAACGCCGACGCAAACCACGTCACGCCTCTGGTCTGACCCGGCCGCTCCGGCAAAAACAAATGAATCACTTCATCAGCGGGCACCCGAATCCGCCGGCCATTAGTCCGGGGGTTGCCTGCGTATGTATCACCCGGATGGTTTGCGTAGAAGTGATAAGCCTGCGGCCGCAGATACCCATCTACCTCGATGCCCATCCGGACCGTGTTGCCATCAGCCGCCTGTGGCACATCATCATCAATCAGATAATCCGCCTCGAGCACCTGCAATGCAAATGGCACCCGGCTGCCACCAAATGGTTGCCGGATCATCCGGATGAAGACCTCACCCGACTCCGCCATGCTGCGCGCCAGCAGGCGTTCCATGTCGTGAAAACCCAGCAGGCCACTTACATCGCAGCGGCTTTTGTGCATCCACCGCTCCCACTGTTCATGCACCTGACCGTTAATTGCCTCATCAAGCCGCCCGCCGCGCTGCATCCTGATCTGACCTTGATGCCGGATGCCGTGCCCGATGACGTTGTTCTGGATCGCGCGCACAGCTTGCCGGGCATAGTCGTTATCCCGAACCAACTGCCGCGCACGGTTGCGCAGTGCCTTGAAACTTGACTTGATCTCGCTGTCGGCGCTGGTGCCACTGGTCACCCAGTCCGCAGTCAGCCGGCTAACCCGTGCGCCTTGGTAAGCCCGACGCTGGGGCCGCAATGGCTCAAAACCCATCGCCCGAAACAGCCGCGTGCGCAATCCCATCAGAACCTCACAAACAGATTATGGGGATTCCCAAGACCGTTGGCGATCAGGTCCGCCATTTGCTCACGTTTCACTTCAGCCTTGAGCTTACTTTCAAGCTGCAACAAATCGGCCATGTCGTACTTCTTCAGGTTGCGGTTGCCGATCGTGTACTCCTTCGCAACGCCACCGGCCACAATCGCGCGAATCGCTGCCTGTACAGCTGCCAAGTCCTGCTCTGCCTGCGACCGTCCATCAACTGCTCCAGGTGTGCCGCTGTAACTCAGACTCCGCAGCACCGTCAGCTGACCCGAGCCCATTGTCACCGTGCTACCAGTCTTGGTGGCAACCGCCTGCCAATACCACTGACCAGCATCGAAGCCCGTGCTGGTGGCCGCCAGGATCGTGAACTCCCACCCAGTCCCATAAGCGGTGCCCACCGCCGTTGCCCCTTCGCTAGCTGTATTAGTCCGCAGGTAATAGGTCAGCGTGTAATCCGAGCTGCTAATCACATTGCCCAAATTGTCGGCGCCAGGAACATCCCGCCACTGAATCGTGTCGCCTGCCCTAATTTCGCTGGGGATGTTCACGGCCTACCAGTTGCTGACGAATCCAGGCCCGCCCGAAGCATGTGCCGCAGGCTGTTGTTTCGATCTTAGCGGCGTCTTCTTCCCATGCTCAAGCTGATCCGCCAGCTGCTGCCACATCGTTGCCCGGTTCATCCGTCTCGAGAACAGCAGCATCGCTGCATAGGCATACACCACACAGTCGAGCGCTTCGTTTCGATCGCCTGCTTTCTTCACCCACTCTCGAATCGGAAACCCGCGGTGATACCTCAGCGCCTGCCGTTCGCTAGTCAGTTGCCTGAAATACTCCTCATCCGCTGCCATCCCAAAGTGCAGCGTCCCGATGCCGCCTGCTTCGTTGTGCCGCAGCCTGCCGAATAGCGTCGTCTTGATCGTGTCAGTCCCTAGTTGATACAGCGTCACGCCACGTTTCAACACCCGCCCCTGCCAACTCACATCGACCTTGCTGCCTTTGCCAACCGCTGGACTGTTGCGCCTGCTGCTGCCCTTAATCGCAACCACGTTCTGACGCACCCGATCGCGCACATACCTATAGACCTCATGGGTGCAGTGGCCCCCACTGTCCACCGCCACCTGCGACACCTTCAACGACTTGCCCCCAGCTGTTGCCCACTCAGTGACAAGCACCTGATCCAACTGCGTCCACACTTCGGTCTGCGTAGGGTCACCCATCAACTCCTGATGCCAGATCATCCAGCCCGTTTCGCCTTCGCCCCAGCCCCAGACACTCACCGCCAGCCGGTTGTCCTGCACGTCAACGCCACACGTCAGCAGCACTACGCCATCCGGGCATGTGCCTGACTCATATGCCAGCCGCTTGGTCATCAACCCATCAGCACTCACGGCCGCGGCGTAGTCCTCCTCCCAGGTCTCGGCCAGCCTTGTGTTCACAAACGCCTTCAGCGCTGGCGCGTCTGACTTTGCCCGCAGAAAATCATCTACCAGCTGCTCCCAGCTGCACCACCCCAGCGGGCTGTAAAGCCCCGACAACTGAAAGCCAGCCGTCCGGCCATCGCTTGGTGCCGTCGCGCGCCACTCACCAGCTGACAACATTGCCGGCTTGTGGTTCTCCTCAAATCGCTCCCCGCAATGCTCGCACTGATACCTGACATCACCCGGCCGCTTGGCGTCCCATTTGAGCCGCGGCCATTGCAACCACTGCATCCCGCCGCAGCTAGGGCACGGCACATAAAACCGCCGCTGGTCGCTGCGCAAATACTCCGCCTCAATCCGGCTGAAGTCCTTCACTGTTGGCGTGCTGGTGAGCAGGATCTTCCGCCTGGCAAACGTCGTGGTCCGGCGCTCAGCCAGTGCCACCGGGTCGCCCTCACCGTCCACATCACTGGGGAATGCGTCCACCTCATCAGCGAACAGGTAACGACACGGCGCCGAGCGCAGGCCAGTTGCACTATTGGCCCCAGTCAACAGCATGATCCCGCCGCTGAATTCTTTGCTGAACATCGTGTTGCCCGAATCCCTTGCCCTGGCTGGCGCAATCTTTGCTGCCAAGCATGGCGTGTCAGTGATCATGCTCTCAAGCCGTTGCTTGCTCAGCCGTTTTGCCATCTCCACCGTGGGCTGCACGCACAGCATCGGACCCGGAGCGTGGTCGATCACATAGCCAAGCCAGTTGCTGCCTGCCTCGGTCTTGCCCGTCTGCGCCGCAAACATCATCACCACCCGTTGGATTGGATTGTTGCTGCTCAGACAATCCATCGGCTCGCGTAGGTATGGCGTCCGATTGGTGCGCCATGGCCCAGGCTCTGCACTCGCCTTGCTGCTGAGCTTTCGGTAACGATCAGCCCACTCGCTAACCGTCAACGGCTGCTCAGGTCGCAGCCCTTCCAAAAAACCAGCGCGCCATGGATTAGCCATTGCTCAGCTCCACCAACGCCGCCCGATGCTCATCCGTCAGTACCGCATGAATCCGCGCCGGATCCGTCTCGCCAGCCAGCTGATGACTCAGCCGATCGGCCAGATTCGCCAATGCCTCACGCACACTACGGCCTAGCGCAAACGCTTCCTTCTGCACATCCACCGCCGGCACCAGCTCCTTCCGCTTCAGATCCACCTCAAGCTTGGCCAGCTCCGCCTGGTAATGCTCACGCCGTGCACGGCTTTCATTCAGCTCAGGAATCTCATCATCGGGCAACCCAGCCACCTGCTGCCGCAACTCGCGGGCATCCTTTGGCAACGGTGGCTCGATTGGATCCGCTTTGCTTACCTTCGCATTGTGTGTTGCTTTTGTGTTGCGGTTCCACAGTTGCAACGCAACATCACGATCAAGCCATCGCTTGCCATCCTTTTCAACCACAGCATCAGCAATGCGGGTTTTGGTCGCTGCCGTAACTGTGCCCTTAGCGCAGCCTTTGATTGCGGCAAACTCGCTAAATGTGACCAGCACTCTGTTGTTGACTCTTGTCGTTCACTAACAGCATAGTGAACTGTTGAACTATTAAACCGTTGGGGATGTTGTGTCTCATGCGTCTTGACTTGAGACTCGTTTGAGACCCTTGAACGCTGACGCTAGCTAAAGCGTGCGCGCGCGAACTACCCATGGAAAATCTGTCAGGAGGGACCCGTAAGCCGCCCCTGTGCCCCTGCAAGGCCCCTGTGTGGGCTGTTGGGTAGGTTCACCTACTTGGCGTTCTCAAGTGCCTTGGAGAGGCTGCTGCGTAGGTAGTCGCCAAAGCGGCGCTGGGTCACCTTGCCAGCGATGTCACCAATTGGTAGGCGACGACGATATTTGGCCCGATTGTCAATGGCCAAGAAGTAGGGGAACAGTTGGCCCTTGCTTCGCCGATAGATACCAGCAGCGCGAGTGCCGCCTTTAGGCGTGCCAATGAAGAAGGTGCCATTGCCTTGGGTTGCAAGACCTTTTTGAATCCGCTTGATCGTTGCCAGCGAGACGTTGCCTTGAGCGTTCAACCTGACCAAAGAGGTGGGCACGAGCTGAGCACCTGCGGGGATGCTGCGTGTGCCAACCACTTCAGACAGGAACTTACGCTCGAATCCCTTCTGGGTACGTTGACCGCCTTGAATGCCGTACTTGAGGTAACGAGCCCGATCCTTGCCAGGTGCTGCCTCGGCAAAGACGACGGCCTCAAGGTTGCGCTTGTTGGATCGCTGAACGAAGAAAGCTGATTGAGTGAAGCGGTTGGGATTGTTGAAGTATTGGCGGGTACTGCTGTTGATTGCGACCCGGGCATCAAACGCTGTGGAGTTAAGCGCCTGAGAGATGGCAAACGGGAGCTGTTTGGTCATCTGGTCGGTCCACCGGATGGCCTTGGGTAGCTCTGAGCGGATGTCGAGGGAGATGGATGCCATGTGCCAAGGGTAGGCAGGATCAGTTTGACTGGTCTTGCTTCATCAACTTTGACAGCAATCGCCTAACAACACCAGACGCCGACTCGCAGGGCAGGCGTTGACGATCAATCCACTGTTTCATGTTTTCAGGCATGACGACGTTGATACGGGGGAGTTCAGACGGCATTGATCAAAGAAAGCTGCTGGTTGTGAGCTGAGAATTTGGCCTTTGGAGGTGCCGACAGGATAGAAACTGCCATAAAAGCGTTTCTGACCCATGGCGTATTGCCCATGATGATATAGGGGTCTCGGTAACTGTTGAGAGCCGAGAATGGATCAATTCCCTTGCGAAGAGCCTCAAATACGTCCCATTGCAGGAGCTGCTTTCGAAAGGGGTTGCCATCTTTTGTTCGTTTTCCGCAAACGTAGAGCTTGAAGTTAGGAAAGAAAATGCCCTTGGTAGCCATCAGCTCCCGGTACTCTTGCTCTCTTGAATCCAAAGGGGATAGCTCAAAAGAAAGTGACCCAGGACGGGGGAGCAGAATGCCAATTGATAGTCGATGCTCGTTCAGTTCACTTTCGTACTGGTAATGAGACAGGATCAGTTGATGCAATTCTTGACGACGAGCTTCCGAGAGTTTGCCGCCAATGGCGAGCAATCTTCCAAAATCATAGCTTTCGGCACGAGTATCATTGGGAATCTTGTCACCATCAAAAGCAAAAACACACCAGCGGCGGATGCCTGTTTCTTTATCAGGTGAAAAAGGAAGGCAAACTCGTATGAATTGATCGCTGTCTATGTGATAGGCAATAGTGCAGATGTGCGCTTTTTTACGTTTGCCTTCAATGACTCTCGCTTGAGCAATGCAGACGCAGTTTTGAAAAATCACAGGTTATCTGCCTCCAGTTTTGCGGCCAAATAATCGCCGTGACATCTTCGGGGATAGCACCAACAACCCAAGACCTTGCCGCGAAGTTCATCAAGCTGATCATGGAGACTGAACTTACGAGGGAAAAAGATTTCGTAAGAATCGCAAACGGTCTCTCGATCGCCATCGTCGGGCATTTCATAGGGATTGCCCCAATCGCTATTGCGATCAATGCGAGCAAACCTACCGGTTGAGCGAGCCCATGCCAGCAATGCGCGATCTGTTTCTTGGTGCATGTTGGCGACCACTGTCCCGCCAGCCTCGACAATGGCCTTTCGCTCCAGCTCAGAAGCTGACCATTCATGCTCTGGCCGGACTTGCTCAACAGCACGAGTAACAATTGCCTCAGTGAGCTTGCCTTGGTTTTCGTCTTTGGCAATCTCTTGCGCTTTGATGTAGGCGGCGACGAGGGTTTCGTCGTCGTTCTTGACGGAGACCAGTGGGCGCAGGTGCTTTTCGGGCGTTGCTCCTACAAACTTGGGCCCCTCGGGGCCCAACTCTCGCTTAAGAGCTTCTTCAACTTGCGCGGCATGTAGTTGTTTTTTGATGGTCCGCTCATGAAGCTCTGGAAACTCTTGCAAGCAGCAAGCCGAAAAGCTGCGATAGCCAAGAGATTTCCAGCCCTTGCGGCGGTCAAGTTCATAGATGCGGGCGCGGACTGTGTTGATGCCGCGCTTAATGTCGTCAACAGCCTGCCGAGCTTCTTGCTCGGTCATGTCTGAAGCGATGGTGATGGTGGCAGCCATGTAGTGAGTGATTGGCCTGCACACCGTAGCACACGGTCAGGCTCTGCAGCCATCTACACCACCTGTCAACCTGTCAACCTTGCCTACGTTGCCCTTATAGGTCCTTTTTCCCTGTATCCTCTCCTCCCTTATTATACTTTATTACTAAAGTTAGAAGGTTAGTAAAAATAGTAAAAGGACTGCAGGGCAGCGATTTTGCTACTGCCAACCTCATGCAGAAGGTAGGACAAACACCCATTTATTCCGACCTTCTAACCATGCGCGTTTCTTTTCGTACCCCAGATCCCTCAAAATCGAGGCCACCTGCATCTGATCCGCACGCCCCTGGCGCTCCACTGGTTTGCTGATCGCCTCGCTTAGCAGCAGCTCGCTAGTAATCGGTCGACCGGCATTTCGTGGGGCATTGACCCATTCTTGGATGGCTGACTTCCAGGGACTATCCACGAGATAGGTCTCGTTCTCACGATCAACCAACTCGGCATGGTCGCGGGTCAAATGGTTGGGCTCGCCCGCCTTGAATGCCGCAACGGCTGCAGACCAAATGGCGTCTCGCTCGAGCAGTAGCCCATCGACTGGAATGTGCGGGGCAGCTGTGACTGGAATTACCCAGAAGCGGCGGTTGCCGGTGTCATCGACCAAGAAGCCGGTGTCGCGGTTGGTGCTGCCGACGATGATGGATCGCCTTGGATAGGACTCAGTGGTCCGCTGATAGGGGGCACGAAAGAGATCAGTCTGCTGAGTGAGGAATGCCTTCACCTGACCGGCGTGCTTGCGGCCTGTGATGTGATCCAGCTCGGCCCATTCCATTACCCAACTGCGGTGAAGGACCATGAGGTCGTCTTTGCTGCCGATGTCGCGTAGGGCATCGCTGAACCAAAGGCCGCCGAGGTTGCGCCAAAAGGTGGACTTACCACAACCTTGTGGCCCCATGAGCACGCAGGCTGAATCATGCTTGCAGCCAGGTTCAAAGATGCGGCGCACTGCTGCAATCAGTGTTGCCTTAAGCATGGCGTCGTAAAGGCTGCCGGGCTGATCCGTTGGCCGGAGGTATGCGGTGGCCAAAGTATCGATTGGCACTGGGGGAACATTGTCTGCAACGTGCTCGAGATACTCCCGAACTGGGTCGTGAGGGTTTTCAAGTGCGACGACGTGCACGGCATCAGCTGCAAGATCTTTTGTGACCTTTACGCCCTGCTGGGCCAGCTGGAGATAAAAGTGCTCGATGTGCTCGATGGGCTTTTCATCCAGCTCGATTGTCTGGGTGAAGATGTTCCAGCGAAGGCGATCGGCGAGCTGCTGACGAAGAAGGGTGAGAAGCTCATCTGGCTCAAGCTTGAGGAGCTTTTCGGATCGAGGTGCAAGGGTGTCCTTTGCTTGTGAATGGGCAGAAAGCTGTCGCCGTTCGGATGTGATGACCGGGCGATTTTTTTCGTGACCAGCTAGGTGTGCAAGGGTGCCAAGACTGACGCCACCTGTTGATGCGTTGAAGGTCTTCCACTTGACTTCGCAGATGCCCGCTTCAAATTTGCCTGAGATGGCCGACCATCGAATCCAGTCTTGAAGCAGGGAGTCGTCACCAGCGCTGTGTAGCGCCATGCCGACCTTCACCCAGGTGTCGTAGTCGTCAGCATCTGCTGCGGGGATGCGATCGAGAAAATCACGCGCACGGGTGGCATCGGATTCAGGTAGACGAATCAAGGGGGCCGGTTGCGGTTGCTTGCGTTGCATCTGTTGAAGCAGCGTCGAAGGTGCCTCAGCTGCTGGCAACTCGGCAGGTGAGCGGCCTTTCAACCAACGGTAGGCACCAGTAATGGGGTGAGCACCTGCGACGACTGACTGACAGCCGGCCCAACGAAGCTCAAGTTGCTCGCCTTTTATTGAGCTGCGGAGCTTGGTTGTTTTGATTGTGGGCCAAAACGGCTCTGGAACTTGGTAGATGATTTGAAGACGGGCATCGCGGCCAGAGGTGACGGCCCAGGATTTGGGAAGTTCTCGGAGGGGTGCGCCGATCTGCTCGAGCACTTCGGAGGCGCCGAGACCATCGTGATCGACGAATAGGAGACCACCTGACTGCGGGCCTGCTATGACTCCAATGGCTACGGCACGTCCGGCGAGGATTTCAGCGGCTAGCTGGTCTTTGTTAAGGGGGTTCTTCTGCCATTCGGGCTGATAGGGGCGCTTGTCATTGCCAACTGCTACAAGAGCCCAGGTATCAGGAAGGCTGTGCAGTTCTGTGATTAGCGGGTGGGTTGTCATCCATAGGACCTAGTGGGCTGTCAGAGTTTACGGGATAGGTTGGCAGGTTAGAGAGTATGTGCTGCGCATCTGTAACAGATCGAGCGATGCCAGCGATGCCACCTGCGCCTTGGACCGTTACAAGCCATGCCTGCTGCTCTGGCCTGATGCGGCCTGTAGGTGTCTTGACTTCGATGCTGGTGAACACGGCCAGCCTGGTGCCGACCATGGCCGGGGTGACGGTAATGGTGCGCCAGCCGATCAGGTCTGCACTGCCACGCGCGAGACCGAAGGTGACGAGCCGGCCGCTGCGGGGATCAGGCAAGCTGCCGACTTGGTTGCGGAAGATGCGCGCATCTGGACAGGTGCCGAGTGCAAGACGGATCTGCTGTTGGAGAGTTGTCTCGGCATTGGCCACTGGATCATGCGCGCTGCTGCCTGGCATTGTGGACCCGGTGCGCCCAGCCTGGTGCATAGCCACGCTCTTCAGCCACTGCCAATAGCTCGGCAAGGGTGCGGGCTTTCCTCCGCTGCGTGACTCGCTGCCGGATGCTTTCTCGTTTGAGTTCTTGCAGCTCACCTTCCACCTGCTTCAGTTCCCGCGGTGATGCAGCGCACTGTGCCCCACAGCATGGGCAAATAGGCGCCGGCTTGAACGCTGCGAAGCATTCGGGGCATGTCCGAACCGATGGCGCCGACTGACCGTTCTGTTTGGGAGCCCCATGCTCAAGCGACCATTGCCGATCATCATCCGGCCAACCGTGACGGGTGACGTTGCCAACGTGGTCGAGAATTATGGCGTGCGTTTTACCTGGTGCTGGCCGCAGTACCCGCCCAACTTGCTGCAGGTATAACCCCAAGGATTGAGTGGGCCTGAGCAGGATGGCACAACCTGCTGCTGGGATGTCGAAGCCCTCGCTGACCACATCAACGGTCACGAGGATGCGGATGGTGCCACTGGCAAATCGGTTGACCACGGCATCGCGGTCTGAAGTATTACCCAGCAGCAACTCAGAGCTAATACCAGCTGTTGCAAATGAGTCCCGCACCGAGACGGCATGGTTGACGTTGCAGCAGAACGCGATCGCCTGTTGATCGCCGGCCAGTATTCGGTAATGCTTGATCGCATCACCAGTCACCGTTGGTCGGGTCATGGCATCCGCGGCTTGGTCGATGGCGTAATCGCCGGCGCGGCGCTTCAGTCCAGACAGATCAGCAACCATGGGTGGTGCATAGATGCGGGCAGGTGACAGGTAGCCGGCTGAGGTGAGCATCTGCACCGATGGACCCTCGATCAATGTGTCGAAGACGTTGCCGAGACCTTTGCCGTCAAGCCTGCATGGCGTGGCAGTCACGCCGATCAGTGGGACATCAGGCCAGTGATTGATGATGGTCTGCCAGCTGCCAGCTGCTGCATGGTGGGCTTCGTCAATGATGATCAGATCTGGTGGCTTGGTGATCTTCTGCAAGCGGCGGATGAGCGTTTGCACCGATGCGACCTGAATTGATGCATTTGCACCATCCATGCCGGCGGCGATGATGCCATGGGCCACGCCCGCATCGGTAAGCTTGCGGCTGGCTTGGGTGACCAGTTCACGGCGATGAACAAGGATTAGACCGTTGCGGCCCTTGGCTGCGGTTGCTGCGGCGATAGCTGAGAAGATAACGGTCTTGCCAGCGCCGGTTGGTGCCACCAGCAGAGGTGCCTTGGCGCCATTGCGGAATGCAGCCCGCAGATCATTGATGGCCTGCTGTTGGTAGGAGCGAAGGTTCAAGGAGTTGCTGCGTATGAGCCGATGCTATACGATGTGGGCTGTCGCGCTATGCCATGGACAACGCCGCATATCACGCCCACCCAGCGGTAAGCAAAAGCCACCTCGATTTGGTGGCCCGGAGTCCGCTGCACTATTGGGCACGCTACATAGATCCGAAGCGCGAGGTGCCTGAGCCGACGCCAGCCATGCGCATCGGAACCGCGCTGCATACGCTGGTGCTGGAGCAGGATCAGTTTGAGGAGCGCTACATCACAGCACCGCAGGTTGATCGCCGCACCAAGGCCGGCAAGGAAGCCTGGGCTGAGTTTGAGGTTGAGGCTGGCGACCGTGAGCTAATAGCGGCCGATGATCGCGTGCAGATCAGCCGGATGGCTGAAGCTGTTTGGGCACATCCCGCTGCTGCAGCATTGCTGCATTGGGAGGGCAAAGCCGAGACCACCCACATGTGGACAGATCCGGCAACGGGCCTGGCCTGCAAGTGCCGACCGGACTGGCTGACCAATGACGGCCGGTTGATTGTTGACCTGAAAACCACCGAAGATGCCAGCCCTGCAGGGTTCCGCAAATCTATCGGGGCATACAGGTATCACGTGCAGAGCAGCTGGTATCTGGACGGGGTGCAGGCTGCCACTGACAATCGACCTGAGCAATTCTTGTTTTTGTGTGTGGAGAAAAAGCCACCCTATGCCGTTGCTGTCTATGCTGCGGCGCCAGTGATTGTGACCATTGGCGCCGAAACTGCCGCACGTGACCTGGATGTGCTCGCCACCTGCAAGCAGGCTGGCGCGTGGCCCGGTTACAGCGACCAAATCGAACCGATCAGCCTGCCCGGCTGGATGATGCCGCGGCCGGATGGATCCATGGAACAACTACCTGAGATTGAGACCTATTGATGACTGACTCCACAGCACTAACCACCACCAATTCCGGCTCGGTGTTCTCTGGCATCCAAGCTTTTGAGGATGCCCAACGGATCGCTAAGGCCCTGGCCAGCAGCACGTTGATCCCTCCGCAGTTCCAAGGGCAGCAGGGTTTCGCCAACTGCTTGGTCGCCTTGGAGATTGCTAATCGAATGCGGATGAGTCCGTTTCAGGTGATGCAGAATCTGCATATCATCCATGGCCGCCCCAGCTGGAGCAGCCAATTCATCATCGGCTTGATCAATGGCTGCGGCCGCTTCAGCCCGCTGCGATATGAGGTGACCGGCCAGGGTGACACGTTGGCCTGCACCTGCGTCGCAACTGAGTTGAAAACCGGCGAGGATCTCCGCGGCCCGACCGTCACCATGGCGATGGCCAAAAAGGAAGGATGGGCCACGAAGTCGGGCAGCAAGTGGCTAACCCTCCCGGATTTGATGATCAGGTATAGGGCTGCGGCCTTCTGGGGCCGTCTCTACATCCCAGAGCTGCTGGTGGGCATTCAGAGCCAAGAGGAGGTGGTTGACATCGAGCCGGTGACGGTCAAGTCTGAATTGCCGAAGACCAGCCTGGAACAGTTGAATGCAACGATTGCACAGCCTGCACCAGAACCTGTGGAGGTGATCGCCGATGAACTCTTCTGAATTCTTGACTGACCTGCAACTGGCTGAGCGGTGGCACCTTCACCGCCAGACGTTGATCAGGTGGCGGTCCAGTAACACTGGGCCTGCCTATGTGCGCATTGAGGGGCGCGTGCTCTATCCCCTGGCCGAGGTGGAGCGTTACGAACAGGCCAACACCATCACCCACGATTGATCCATGACTTTCAAAGCCAACGGCGCATTATTCAAGAACACACCTGAGAAGCTGCAGGAGCGCTTCAAGGATCGCTACGACCCGACTCGCAACTATCCGGCATTTGATGGCGTGTTCAGCATTAAGGAAGACGATCGGATGGCGTTTGCGTCCTATGTGATGAACGCCAGCCCCAATGATCGCGGTGAGATCCCCGTCAAGATTAGCGGTTGGACCAAACAGGCTGCCAGCGGCCAAAACTACCTGAGCCTTGCCTTTGAGCCTGACTACAAAACGATGAAGGCGATCGAGGAAAAGATGGCCGTTGCTGGTGCGGCTGACAGCCTGGCCAAGGCGACTGGAGGCGAAGTGGTCGAGATCACTGAGGCTGATCTGTTCTGAGCACTGTTGACCGATTGCTGGCGGGCGAGATCCTGCCGGCAACTTTCTTTTGTCCCTGATACCGATGCAATGCCCCAAGTGCGCTCACAATCGAAGCCGTGCGCCATTTACAAACAGTCAGCTGATCGATCAAACAGTGCGCAAGCGCGTCTGTGAGGCGTGCGGACATGTGTGGTTCACGGTGGAGGTAGCAGTCCCGAGCTATGCGATCGGATGGCGTGCGTCAAATGGAAAGCCGGTTCTGCGAGTGCCGATGGAGGTGCAAGCAGGTCACACGCGGATCGGCCTTAGGCACGAAGAAGCGAAGGATCAGGTGGCAGGACTTCAGGCTTATAACGAGCGGAAGTCGAGGGAGGCTGACGCTCGGCACCGCGTAACGAAGTGTGACTAACCCTGTAGCGTGATGCGCTGCCTACGGTGTATGATTCGCGCACGGCCGACGAGGCCACCGCATCTCACCCATGCTCACCACCACCTTCCTATTGGTCTGGAAGCTGCTGCTGCCGCTGCTGGTGCTGGTTGCCTTGATCGATTGGCTCACCGCCTCTGATCAACGCCGGATCCGCATCCTGCAACGCGCTGGCCACAGCCAACGCCAGATCGCCGCTCGCCTCAACATCACCCGCTACCGCGTCCGTCAGGCGCTCGCCTCATGATCAACAACCCCATCATCAATCGCATCGCTGTCTTGGTGCTGCTGCTTGCGGTCTATGCCGCCGGCTACGACACCGCCAAGCAGCAAGCAGCCCAACACCCTGCCGCTCATCTGGAGATGAAGCCATGACCATGAACACATGCAAAACCTGTCGGTTTTATGAAGAAATGTGCAAAGACGAAGTAGGCGATTGCCATCGGTATCCGCCAACGATTTTGTCTATTTCCGAGTACGACGACACTTCAACTTCTTTTCCAATGGTTGACGTTAATAATTGGTGCGGCGAATGGCAGGAGGTCACATCATGACTTGCACCACCCCCCGCCGCTTTTACTTCCAGATCAAGTCCGCCAATGTGATCGAATCGATCACGGCGCACAGCCTTACTGAAGCCAAGGCAATTGCCGCCGAGAGTTGGATGCCTTGGTGGAATGAACTCGAATGGCTCAACCCTGAAACTGTTACCGATCCGAACATCCATGCCTGAACCAATAGGAGCAATGCTGCCCTTCCAATGGGTTGAAGAACTGCCAGAAAGCCGGCATGGGGAAGGTGTAAGCCGGCCCCGACACGGCAGCCGCACTCGCGAATATCGGGTCTTGGTTTTCAAGCCAGGTTCTCAGCCGATGACCTGGATCACCCAAGCTGAGAGCACGCGTCATGCAATCAGCTACGCCCAGGCACGTTGGCCCGGTGCTGAGGTGAAGGTGGCACCATGACTGACCATATCCGCGCCAAACTGGAAGCACTCATCACTGACTCCAGCATGTTTAATGCTGGTCAACAGGATGAACGATTGCGGTTCTGCCAATTGATCGACATCCGGCTAGACCAGCTCCAGCAGCTGGCCAGCCATCCGCATATTTCGGCACGCCGGGAAGAACTGCTCAACATCCGCCAAGCACTACGCGATCACTCATGAAGCAATCCCAACTAGACAATTGCCGCCACGAAATGATGGAGGCGCTCTATGCCGCCAGCGGCCGCACCTGCAACACTTACACGGGGCTGTGGGAGGAGTTCTGCTTTGATGTGGCGGCCAACTTCCGCGATACCGGCATCAACGAGCTGCACGCCGCCTGCGTCTCCGCGATCGGTGAGACCGAGAGCATCCTGGCCGAGAAGCACGCCTGGCAATGCATCGCTGTCTGTCGCCGGCAGCTACTTGGGGATCGGTGGGCTTGATGGCTAACGCCAACGATCGCCGCCCAAATGGCAAGGGGCGCAATTTCACGGTCAACGTGCGCATGAGCCGCGAGGAGATCGAAGCTGCTCGGCGCCTTGGTGATGGCAATATCTCGATGGGTTTGCGGTGGGCTGTGCGTTATGCCACCGGCCGGCACATGCAACCGATCAAACTGAGCACGATGCTCCGGTCTGCTGCGGTGCTTGCTTCTGAGTTGGAGGGTGCCAGTCATGGCTGATCCGGTCAACCCAGATCACTACAGGCAGGGTGGGATCGAGTGCATTGACGCGATCGAAGCAGCACTGACGCCGGAGGAGTTCCGCGGATACTGCAAGGGCAACGCCATGAAATACATCTGGCGCATGAACCACCACGCCAAGGGCGGCAGGGAATCGCTTGCCAAGGCCCGATGGTATGTGGACCGATTGCTTGGCAAACTGGAGCCATGATGCACCTGCTTGACCTAAACCTGCTGGAGCGGTTGGCGCTGTGGGTGCTGGCTCGCAGTCCCCGCACCAGCTTGGTGGTGGTCAAAGAGATGGGATCGCCGGCGATGTTTGTGGCAGCTGATCCTGCCGATGAAATGCTGGATTCACTTGAACTCAACAGTATGTTGCTGGAGCGGTTGTATCACGCACCGAGCTACGGCGAACTGGAATGATTAGCTTGTACGGTGGCCGACTGCTTCTTTTTTGCGATCGTGCAGACCGTACTTGGCACTGCCGGGTCAATCTTGGCCCAAAGGCTGAGCACCAGCTTGAGGCCGATACCGGCGCCATTCAGTTGCAGGATGCATTGCTGCGGGCACAATCGATCTATTCGGCAGCATTAGCCAGGATCCGTCCAGCCGAGGCGCCGCGGATGTGCTGGGATTGTGTGCAATGGGAGGGAACGCGCAAACGTTGCAACCTTGAGTTTCCAGAGGCGCGCCAAAGCGGCGGTCGATTTGCGGCAAGATGTGAGCTATTCGTGCTTGATCGGCGATGAGTGAGCCGGTACTTCTGAGCCGCTTAGATCGCGATGGCGGCTGGATTGAGACGCTCGAGCCGGCTGATGGCGGTGAGTTGTATTACCGCAGCTGCGCTGGTGGGATGTGCCGCTACTCAAGCGACCTATGGCAGGCCGAGCTGTACCTGGACCACCTTCTGGCGCGTTAGATCTCGCCGGCCATCCAGCGGGCGATCGCCCATTCGCGAATAGCGGACCAGAAGTGCTGGGCGCGATACCACTCGATCCAGTCCTTGTGGCCCTTCTGGCTGTTGCACATCAGGCAACAGCTGATCAGGTTTTCGCGGATTGTTAGCCCGCCGTTGACCTTGGGCACGACGTGGTCGAGCGTTGGGCTGCGGCCGAGGGGGTCGTCGCAATAGGCGCAGCGATAATCCCAGGCCAGGTGGATCTGATCGCGGGCTGATCGCCGGGTGACCAGTCGGGTCTCGTCAATGTGGTGCTGGTCCACTGAGATCTTCTGGGAGGGTAAACAACTCAACAGAAAGGTCGAGGATGTCGGTCTCGTTACGGATAAACTCGGTGATCTGGCTGTAGATGTCAGCGGGCAGCTGATCGGGGTCTGTGTCTGATCGGACAATCACCTTGGCGGTGATCTCGACGATGTGAGCCCGCATGGGAGAACCGCCGCTTTGCCAACGGTAACGGACGCGACCAGACCGGCTCGTGTGTGACGGATTGTAAACGGGCCACGCCTGCCCGGCATTATGCGCTGTCTGCGGTGTATAGTTCACACATCAACCGCAACCGACCGATGCTCGCCACCTTCACCTCCAAGCTTGCCACCCTCTCCACCGCTGACCTGCTCGATCTGATTCGCCAACTCATCTCAGAGGAAGTCTTCAATGCTTGCTTTGATGCCGCTGTAAACGAAGCTTGCAACCGTGACGCTGATCTGGCCTTCACCATCGAGGGGATGTGGGCCTGATGGCCACCATGCCCCAACTCGACCCCGAATATGACGACATCCCCGAGGATCTGCCCGAGGATGATGACGACGACCACCCCAGCCTTACCGCTGCCGAACGCAACCCCAACCTCAAATGACTTTCATTCTTGATCTTGGCCCCTGGC